GTCTATAAGGCTAATCTATGTCTGTCAAATGACAGCACCTAATTCTCCTTCCTATAATGAACTGCTAGGCTACGCGGTAAAAACTCACCAGGCTCCGAAGAGCTTGGTTGAAAAACCCGCGAGCTTTGTAGCTCACTCTTCGGAACGAGGGACGTAAACGCCCCACCATACGCCTAATGTATGGATTTCGGTAACACCTGCGTCCCTTGACGCCAGGCTTCATACCTTATGTATTCATAACTCTTTTACGACCATTGAATATGATAGTCGGGTGTTTCACACACTAAACAATTAGTGTGTATAGCTTGACCCGGGGGCAACCCTGGAACAAGACGAAGGTGCAATCTTCTGCGGCAGCGACATATTTGTCCAATGCCGGCTTAACTGTAGACTTTACACCCAGCTGTAGACTATGAGTTAAATCATCATAGCCGTACGTGTCAGCTACATTAGCCCCCACTGCCTTAGAGATGTTAAACCTGTAAGGTGAATAGTAAGGGTACTCGACTTCCAAAGTCGGCTGACCACGCAACGTTGTGACCATACCACCAGTAATCAAACTAGCACTTGGTGGTGATCTATTGTAAGTGGACTGATTGGAATTATCGGGCACAACTGTCGCATTAGTATACGCAGTTACACCCCACAACCTAGATGTCGTAACAGTCAAATGATTGTTAGCATCGTCGGAAATGTAAGTGTATTTCCATCGAACTCCACCTCTCTGAGCTAAGAAGGCCCCAGCCAACCAGTTCAGAGGTGTCATGTTGCAGTTGTTTACACTACCAGTCGCATTCGTGTCGATCGCTTGTGTTGCGCTCCACACTCCCCGAAAACGAGGAAAGTCCCAGTCATTAATGACCCAGACTGAAGGATATGTGTTTACATTGGTAGGGCAAAGATAAGAGCTGTGATAAACATATCTCTTGATCAACTGCCTGAAAGATGTTATCTTCTCCCCGAAGTATACATCTTGTGTGTGATCCGTATCCAGGCAAGACATAATGATCTCATCATTAGTGGTCTTCACTGGTTCGTTGTCTGTGTCATCTGGTGCTGTGTCCGTGACACTAGCCTCAGTGGGAGCACCAGCCTGCACGTCCAAAAACTCTTTTGATTGAGTTGAAAACGTCAGACTATCTAGCGAATCTCTAGTTGGTTCTGCCACGTCAAAATCGTCGCACATCGACATAAACACATTGATCTTAATATCATTGTTTACTGTCGAATTTGGTGATGTGAGATCATTCTCAATATACACACCAAGCACACCGTTGTAGTTAACATTATTAGCTGCAACATATGGTGTAGTGCTAAACGCAGATGAATTTGTAGGCGATACTTGTAGCCAGCCTTTACTATTGGCCCAAGCTACATCAATTGTGAAATCTCTCTCGTTTACCAGATCTACGATCCTGGTATACGCAAGGTTCATCTCTAAAGATGACACCCATTGAGGATCAAACACAAAGCGTAAACGCCCTTTGTGATACTCAGAACAGCATATCTGAAAACGATACCTAACTGTTCCCCGCCAGTACTTAAATGGCACAGCTGCAAAAGAGCAAGCTGGCAACCAGTACATGGTAGGCACGATTGTTGTATCTGCTATAGGACACATGGGGCCCACTCTCGTGTTCCACAACATGTTCCCAGTTACACCAGCAACCGTCCAAGTAAATGTAGTGATGTACGATTCTATTCCCGCAATATGCTTGATTGACAACTCATCGTCTGTGTCAACTCCAACTGTCCGAGGATCAATTGTTAGCTCTTGCTTTACGTCCATCGTCAATTTCGTCACGGCATCTGGAACATTAGTGTTCGCCATGTTAGAAATTGGATACGGTCTCATGTTTGTAGGAGCCACTATAATGGGCACCCTACTATAGCCAAACAGCGTGGCAACCTTGCCAAGTTTGTCTGCTATCATACTTGTGGCCTTTGCATATGGGCCAATGACCGGGATCATAGACAGCATCCCAGCTGCTGAAGCAACTGCAGACGCCACACTAGAAACTGGTCCCTTACCGTACTCGTCACTGGCGCCTGACTTGGTCGACGCCTTTGCTTGAACATCCAAGAACTCATTGCCCTGTGCAGTGATTCCTGAAATGTTCCTCGTGGTAGGCACAGCAAGTTTGATGTTACGTGCATAAATGTACGCGTTCAAAGTCACAACTGTTGTTGAGCCATTTGAATGTTTCAAACCTGCCAATTCTCTAATAAAGATCTTGCCCAGATTACTGAAATCGCCATCTGGTAGCGACACAGCATTCTTGTGCCATATAAAAGGCAACTTCAACACTCCTGCCTGAGAGGTTGTTGGGTTAATGAAAATCTTTAACCTCTGTGATGCTTGAACAGCAATCAGAGGATTTAGTGTGGACTGCAAATCTACTTGGTTATAAAAAGCAAGAGGCATATAATCTGCCATCAGCCTGCCATAGTAGAAAGCGTTACCATTAATCAAAAACTTCACTTCTAAGCTACACTGGGCGAGATTATAATTACTCATCCTGTTAGCAACACGCTTGTCGTTGAAAAAGATAGTCCACGGATCAAAAATCGCCGAATAAGGCGACGCTGATCCTGGTGTCCATACAGGCAGTGAATACACTACGGGGCGATCAAAGAAATGATCCAGTGTCTCATCTTGATCCATTGCCTGTTGTCTTGTGTCATCCCACCCTTGTGGAATTTCTGCAGACCACTGTGCATTACCGTCCCTAAAGACAGTAGTGCCATGTGTAACTGCTCCGTCAGTTGCACCGTTCTGATACGTTCTTTCTATATTTTCAGTTACCCCGCTAATACCGCTGGTCGAGTCGTGGTAAACTCTCGCCTGCGGTTCCAAGTTGTCATCATCACTGATGTCTGTATCACATGCCAAGGCAGCAGAAGGTGGTAACTCTGGAATCAAAACCACCAACTGAGGATCGCTAGGCATGTCGCTATTTTTAACGACTGCGTCGGATAGCTCCGACTCTACGAGTACTTTGTTCTTGCGAATGTACTCTTCCTCAAACCACTCATAAGAAGGTAATTTGCTAGTAGGCAAGTGAGATGCAATCCCACTTCTTTCCAGCACCTTCTCCAAGAGCGGCACCATATCATTGTACTTTTCCTTTCCATGATAGAACAATTCTCTATTAACATTAAGGACAGCCTCACTAGACTGCTCCTCCCTAGTGAGAACTTTGCTCTTAACACAAGAATGAAGAGTTTTGTGTAACGAGTCCTCGTCCACCGGGGCGAGATAATTTTGCAACGTCTCGTTCCACACAAATGATCTCTTCAGAAATGT